CGGATTTGTAGCCGATGGCGCGTCCGTGGTTGTCATGGTCAATATCTGTGCGGACTAGTTGCATAGCCGGTCAGGGTCAATGCTCATGTACCACGGCTGCCAGCCGCACCCGTACCAGTCCTCAGCCTGCTCATAAACCAGCCATGCGGCCACAACGTTTACTGCTGGCGTGAACAGTTCCTGTGCGCTAATGCCATATTCCGCAAGCATGGGCAGGTGCACCATGTTTATTTGGAACAGCCCGTGATCGCCTGACCCGACACGACCGGACACGGTGCGGTGCGCCTCGGGTTGGCATCGGGATTCTTGCCATGCCACACGGTCAGCGTTCCTCAGCTGATCGGCAGGAAACGCAATTGCGAAAGTGGACCACCACTGAGGGCACCGTGCGTCCTCGGGAACGGTAGTGGTGGTCCGTATAACCGCAACAGGGCCAGGAGGTTTCCGCTCCGCACCGTTCTGCCTCGCTTCTACGCGGACAGCCTCTGTTGTGGTGGATGTTGCCAGCACCGGCGGCTCAGGGGGAGGAGCCTTGGCAACGGTTACCGGTGCTGGCGGTCGGGCCTCGGCGTGCTCGTAATCGGTGCCGCCGATGCCTAAAACGATGCCTGCCAGCCCGCTAAGGCCGACAGCAGTAACAAACCATGATGAGTGACGCATAAGTAATTCCCTCCGGTGACCATTAGACACATTCCGCACGGACGTGTCAAGAGGTTTTTTACCAGCCCTCAGCAGCCCTGTCTGTGGGCAGTAGTGGCGCGGTCCACGTTTTGCCGTGCTCAGGTGTCATCAGCCATGCCGCTTGTGCGGGCGGTTCGTAACCGAAATTTTCGGTCATCGCGTATTCGTCATACCCTTTTAGAGACCCGTTGACCACGAACGATGGCCCGAACACGAGCTGATGCCAGTGGCCCATGATCAGCAGGTCATACGGCATTGCGAACGCGGCCTGCCGTTGCCGTTTCCGTGCGTCTAGTCGCATGATCGGCGGCCAGATACCGCCGATGCCGCCACCGCCACGTGCCTGGTCACCGTGGGTCAACATGACGGTGTGCTGGTAGGACGGCACAAGACAGTCAGCGGCCTCGGACACGTCGAACGTTACGCGTGGATCGTCCGCGAATATTCGTGCTAACGCTCGGCCTAGGAACCAGTCGAAATTGTCGCGGGCACGCATTTTGGATCGCGGTTTGCGGGTTCTGCGTCCGTGGTTGCCGACCACGACAGGGACATGCAGCTGCCCGTATTCGTCTGCAAGCATGGCGAGGACAGTGGCGAGGTGGTCCAGCCAGTAGTCCAAGCTGCCTAACACCGTGTCCTCATTCGTGGCGGTCAGTTCCTCGTGAATGTCACCGCTGAACATGTCGCCACCCAACGCGACCACGGCACCGTCATAATTAAGGCCAGTCCAATAGTCACGGGTCACGTTCACGAACCGTCGTGCCGTTTCGTACAGTCTCAGTTTGGCTATGTCACGGTTGTAGGCGTTTACGTTGTGAACCTCAACAGGGTTCACGACCTCATCCAAATGCAGGTCCGACAACAGCAGCCACGGTGTCGCATGATGTTTCGTTTTTGATTTCGGCGGGGTTTTCAGCCAGCGTGGTGGCTCATTCCGGCCACCAATTTTTGTAAGCACACCTAGTTCACGTTCCAGCCGTTTACGTAGGTCGTCGGCGGCAGTCAACCTGTCTTGCAGCTCACGGACCGTTTCACGTAACTGTTCGGCCTGCTGTCGGCCCTCGTCGGTCAGGTCGTCAGCCAGTCCCATTGTCCACCTCGCATCGGCAACTGCCGTTCACATGCACCTGTGTGACCCGAACACCCAACTGCACACCGTTCGCGTTCAGGGTATCCACCAGCCGTTGCACCGAGGGGCCTTGGCCGCGTGGCTGCAACATACGTTTATCGCGTATTTTCTGGATGTAATCCTCCACCGCTGCACGTTCGGCTGGTTCGGCGTTGTCCAGCCATCGTCCCATCGCACATTTGGAACGATCCACGGTGGCGAGGTCGTCGGCAATTCCCATAATTGGTTCCCTCCTAATGGTGTTCAGTTGTCGGTTTTGCGTGTACCCAAAATCGGTTCGACAGCCTGACCTGATCGGGCTGCGACACCGTTACCGATGGCGTAGCCGACGACGCTGGAAATGATCGCCAACACTGCGTCGCTGTCTAAAACGTCCAACGCACCTAAAACTGTGACGCACACCAACGCGACCAGCGCGATGGTGGCCTTTGGCACGTTGACCACGGTTATAACGTTTTTGCTCATTTCACGCCTGCCTGAATGTCAACCAGCACATGGCACGGGCTGGACGTATACACCTGAATGGTGCCGTCAGTCCTGACCGGTGTCCAACCGCTGTTCGCGATATTTACACCATGACTGTAATTGACATTGGACGTGTTCGGCGGTGACCCGCCATCTCCCCAAACTGTCAGGTAGCCGCCACCGGACGGGTCCACCACCGTGAGGTTGACAAATGCGGCCCGATAATCACCGACGTGAATGGTGCGGGTTTCACCGCGACCAAATGCGGCAGTGTTCCGGCTGTCATACACACGGACGGGTGGTGAAACAATTTGCATGGCGGTGTCCTCATCGGTAATGGGTTGCGGTTGCGGGCTCGGAACAGGCGCGGGTGGCCACGGTGTGCGCGGCTCAAACACGCCACGTTCGATTTGGCTATACAAACCGTCACCAGGGCAACGGGTTGCGGCTAGGTCACGGTGACCGACGACGGGCAGCTGCCGTCCGGCTTGTGTGCGTGCCCACGCAACCATGTTGCGCACCTCATCGATCATCGGTTGTGGCGCGGGGTTCTGCCAGTCAACTAGGCACAGGATGACCCATGTGTGGTCATTGTGGCCACGGTTGGCTGCTGGCTGGTATTCGGTGCCGCGTATCTCCCACGACACACCGGCCTGATCTACCGCGACCGAGTATCCGAGTGAATACCCACGGCTGCGCACGTAACTGGCCTGCATGCTGCGCAGATAGGCGGCAGTGTCAGGGTTGGCGTGTTTGTCTGCCGTGTAATGGATTACCAGGTGGTCAACACGTCCCCATTGGACAGGGCCGCTGTTGGTGTGGGCCTCAACGGTGTTTGGGGTTTGTTCCCATGCCGCACGGCTGCGGTCCCACATGGTTACGGCTGCTCAGGCTCCGGTGTTGGCGCGATCCATGTCAGCGTGTCCTCGTCGAACCCGGTTGCATCTGGCGGTTCGGGCGGGATAAATGCATCACGGGTGTCGTCGTAGGTGTAGCCGATACCGGCGTAATGGCCACGGAATGGTGTGCCGCCGTGGTCGTGCTGGTTGTTGTGCGTGTTGTAGGAGGTGCGTCGGCAGGTCTGCCCGTGGAACGTGCCGTAGTAGTCCTCCCACGAGGTGATGCCGTCGGGCAGGTCGTCCTCTTCTCGGCCGGTGATTACCTGCGTCACGACGTTGTTCTGGTCTAAAAGGGCGTAATGGGCCATTGTCAGACGCTCCAAGAGATCGTGTCGGAACCGGCGGTGAACTCGATCACGGTGTAGTCGCCGTCGGTGCTGGATGAGGAAGTGAGTCCGGCTCCGATGGTCGGTGAACCGGCAGAGGTGAGGAACCGGATAATGACAACACCGGAACCGCCATTGGCTCCTGCAAAGTAGGTCGCGCCGCCGGTGGCAAATGTTCCGCCGCCACCGCCACCGGTGTTCGCATCGCCTGGATCACCGACGGCACTTGCTCCACCGTCACGACCATCGCCACCACCACCGTCGCCACCGGGAATGTCCGCACCCGAGGTGAACGTAGAACCGCTACCGCCGCCGCCACGAACAACAGCGGAACCCGTAATGGATGACGACAGGCCATCACCACCGGAACCCTGTCCGTCGGTGTTACCGGCCTCGCCTGCTCCACCACCACCACCAGACGTTCCAACACCGATTGTTGTCGCCTCACTATCCGAATCGCCGCCGTCGTAACCCTGAGTGGGCATAAGAGTGATACCGGTATGGTCGTTGTAACGAGACATGCCAGCACCTGAGGCACCGTCCACCGCTGTCAAATACCATGTGGGCGGATTGCCAGCCATTGTGGATGCGCCACCGCCGAGAGCGGTCACACCGCCGAACGATGAGGTGCCACCGAGCGATCCGGCTGCATTTAGGGATGCCGGTGCTCCTGCGCCACCAGCACCCACCGTCACCGTGTACGAGGTGCCACGAATCATCGACGCTTTCGGTGCCGTCGTCGAACCACCACCGGACGTTTCCGACCCGTAAGAGTTCACGTAACCGCCAGCACCACCACCACCAGTCGTTCGACCGTTGACAGCGGTGCCGGTACCGCCACCACCGCCGATCACCAAATATTCGACAACTACATCAGTTGAGGCACCTCCAACCGCCACCCAACTAGTGCCGTCATACACCTCAACAGCGTCAGTGTCTTTCAGGTAACTCATCATCCCCTCAACCAGCACGCCACTGAGCGCGGTGGTGCGGGCCGACGCGTCAGCAAACCGCATCACGGCCTGCCGCATCAGATAATCGTCAACGTCAGCAGCCGTCAGGATGTCACCTGGCGCAAAATCTTTAAAACCCTCAGCCATTTAGAGCCCTACCCAACTGGTGCCGTCATACACCTCAACCGTATTCGTGTCTTTTAAGTATGACATCATGCCCTCCACAAGCACACCCGACAGTGCGCTAGTCCGTGCGGACGCGTCAGCGAACCGCATCACCATTTGCCGCATTAAATAATCGTCAACGTCGGCAGCGGTGAGAATGTCGCCAGGTGCAAAATCTTTAAAACCCTCAGCCATGTCAGTATCCCAACGGGTAGTTGCCGTCCAGCTCTCCGAACGGGTCCGAATCTAGCGTGAATGCCTGCACTGTCTTAGACAAGCCAAACACAATGTTGTGCATTTGGGGCCCGATTTCGTGACTGATCCTGTCCACGACCGCGTACCGGTCAACGGCGGTGCCGCCACCTGGCGGGCTATACACAACCTGAATCACGTCACCGAGTTCGGTACCGATCACGTTTCCGGCCTGTGTCACATCCAACGCGTGCAAATTGATATCAATTTGGCTTATCCGCACCTCAGGTGTGCCGTAGCGGGACACCAAATATTCCGCGAAATTGTCTGAATCGGTGTCGCTGTTAAACAGCAGGTTGCCGTATTCCAACGTGCGGACACCGTAACTGTCCTGCGACGTAAGGTTGTCAGCAGTCTGTTGTGTGCCACCAACACGGGTCACCAGCGCACGGTTAAACAACAGTTCGGAACCGACCGCGACCTGTATGCCGTAATACGGGACACCGCTACCGTCGTCAGCAAATTTCAGTGCACCTACCGTCGTTTGTGTTTCGTACCGGTCACGAAACGTCAGATCACCGTCAGCCGCCATAAACAATCGGCCACCCTCGGTGCGGGCAATCAGTTGCGCGTAAGACGCAACGTCGGTGCCGTCAGCAATGGTGTCTGCTTGCAACGTGGTTACACCAGCGTCAATGTCACGGTACGCGGTAGGAAAATTTACGTCGGCCCGATCCAAAATGGCGGTGAGGCGGGCACCGGACAGCTGCGACGTGGTGCTGGTTTCAGTCAGGATGGTGTGGCCGAGGTCGCTGAACCCGTCAGAAATGACGACGCTGGCCACCGAGTCGCCACCCAAACTGTATGCAATATCCCAATCGTCGGAGGTGCCGTCAAAAATGGGTGTGCCACCGGTCGTGACCCGAAACCGTTTACCAGGCACAATGTCGGTGCTGTACGTGCCACCACCAGTCGGGTCATAGGTGCGGGTCCGGTTGTCCAAACTGATGCTGCACGTTCCGGCCTGAAAATCGTCTAGCCAACGTGACCGGCCACGCTCAACACGGATCGCATAAACATCGGCAGTGATGTCTACCGGTGTGATGCCCTCCAACACGTCGCTGTCCAGCACACCCGAGGTTGCGCTGTCCAACGTGAACGGGTCCGCCACACCAGAGTCGCTGTAAAACAGCACTGCGGTAGAAACAGGCAGGGTCACTGCTACTGCCTCCAACTATTGCCGTTGCGACGTTCGTATGCCTTAATTGTTTCGACCACTTTTTGGCCGATGCTGCCAGGGTCACCTACGCCAGCGTTCACAACAATGTTGTAGGTGGAACCGAAACCGCCACGAGCGTTACCGCCAGTCAGCGGGATGACGGCCTCAGGGCCGTACTCACCGAGCCGTGCAATGGTCGGGCTGGTCACGATTCCGCCGGTTGCCAACGCCATTTCCGGTGTGGGTCGTTGGCCGATAACTGTGCTGCCGACCTGTCCAACATTCTGCAAACCTGACAGTGCGCTACGGGCGGATTCCAAATTAAACATTTGGGTGGAAATCTCACCGGACACCGCGTTAAGTGCGTCTTTTAGCCGGTTGGTGCGTTCGATCAGTTCCTCCAACTGATCGTCCTGCACCATGATCAGCAGGTCCGCCTGTGTCTCAGCAGGAACGTTGCCTAGTTCCTCAATGACGTTTCGTGTCTGTTCTGCGACACGCTGTTTTGCTTCCGCTAGGTCGTCCTCGTTTGCGGTGTTGTCCTGCAACAGTGCGTCATAGTCAGAAACCGCCGATTCCAGGTCGCGCACTGCGGCCTCGTTGTCCAACGTGTCTAAATATTTTTGGAATTCGGGGTTTAGGTCGAACATGCCTTTATAGAGCGCGTCCGTGGATTTCCACAATTCATCCACAGCCTCGGACATTTCACGCGTCGGTTTTGCGGATTCCGAAATGATCCGTAACGCCTCATCCAGCTCGGCGTTGGTGTCCTCGGTCGCGATGCCGAGGTCATCCATTGCGCCTGTGGTGCGTTCCTGCTCCGTTGTCGCGGTTTCCAACGCTGAGGTCCAGTCCTCAACACCGCGACGCACAATTTCTAGGTCCGCTGCGTTCCCCTCCAACTCAATGCCTAGGTCGCGTTGCAACGCCTTAAAACCCTCGGCTGATCCACCGTATTTGTCGGTGGCATCCATTAGGGCCTGGATTGCTGGAACCTGTTTGCCGGTCACGAAATCAACAAAATCGGACGCTTTTAGCCCGAGGTCCGCAACCGCCTCACCGAGCTCGTCCTGCGTAAACGCGGCTGCCAACGCCTTTTCAGTAGCGGCCTCCTGTCCAGCGGCCTCAGCCTCCAACGCGGTTTTTAGTTCCTGCGTTTTAGCAATCGCCTCGGCCTTAGCCGTCGCATACATGTTATAGATAGTGATTCCGGCGTATAGGGCCAGTCCGAGGCCGCCTAGCGCGGTGTTTGCGGTGCGTGCCGACACACCGAAACCTTGCAACGTGGTGCTGGCCGATTTAAACCCGAGCGTGGCCATGCCTGCCATGGCGATGGTTTGTTGCAGGCCCTCAGGCAGCGCGGTGAACGCGTCCAGCACAGGCACGACGGCACCGGTTACTGCTTGCAGGGCAGGCACCATGGCCTCACCGATGGTGGCGCGGGCGTTATCCATGTCCGCTTCCAAAATGCGCATGCTGTTGGCGAGCCCGTCGCTGGTGTTCGCGAAATCGCCTGCCATCTGCGCGGTTTCTTCCATCAGCAGGTCATAACGGGCCGTGACCTTTTCGGCCTCGGTCATTTCTGCCGTGGAATCCACCAGGCCGGTAGCCAACGCGTGTGCTTTAACAGCCGCGTCTGACAAGTCAATGCCGAACGCTCGTGCGGGCTCGGAGCTGCCAGCCAGCGACGACTGGAAAATTTGTGCGGCACGCGGAATGTCCAGATTCATTACCGACGCAAAATCCGCGATACGCACGGTCAGTTCGTCGGTAACTGCGGTCACGTCACCGTTAGCACCTGCGATTTGCTTAGTGAATCCAGCGAACTGGACTGCGAACGCGTTAAAGTCGCGGGCCGACATACCGACCGTTTTGCTGGCGGTCTCACCTAGTTTCAGGATTTCGTCGGACGCGTCACCGAACGTAACCTGCACCGCATTCATTGACTCGGCCAGGTCGCTGGCCGCGCTGATCGATCCCTTAGCGAAATTCACAATTTCGCGGGTCGCGAACGCTGCACCAGCAGTTTTAGCCACCTTTTTAAACTGGTTTTGCAGACTGCCTGCCGCGTCCTCAGCCTGTTTTAGACCGGCCTTAGCTTTGGACGCGTCCGCGATGAGGTCAATGCTGATCGTTGCGCGCTTACCGGCCATCAGATATTCCTATTCCAGATTTTGTAGACATGGGTGATGTAGGCATCCATGACCTCGTTAACACGTCGGTCAGCTGCACGATACAGAAACGGGTTAGGTGCGATGTTGCGCCGACCCCAACCGAAATGGATTGGGCCTGCGTATGGCACCAGTTTTTTTCCGGCGTACACACGGCCACCACGGACACGTGAGGCTGCCCTAATGCTCTCGTAAAGTGCGCCGGTCCGGTACGGCACGGTGCGTTTAGCTTCACCTGCGACGATTAGCGCGGCCTGACGGCCTGCCTCTTTAAAATCGTCTTTTGCCTCGTCGTCCAGTTTGCCTAGGGCGGTGATGAGCTTATATAACCCGCCAATTTGGACCTGTGCTGGTTCATCCACTAGCAGCCCGTTCCTGTAACAGTCGCACCATTTCCTGAAACACCATTGTAGGTGTTTGCAGTAGTTCGCTCGGGGCTATGCCGGTGGCGATAGCCATTTGTGCGACTAGGCGTTGGGTTGGGCCTACTCGTCGTCTGCTTTTGGGACCAGGCGCACCGCCTTAATCCCACGCAACCATTCTTTAAATGGTTTCACGGTCACACCGCTGTCCTGCATTGCGGACCAGCCGAGGAACGCCAACGGTTTAAAAGACTGTTTGCGGACCCATTCGGTCCACGCCATGTCAGGGTACTGGTCCTCCCATGTGCACATGGCACTGATGGTGACCTCGTACTGCTGCGTGGTGCCGTCTTTAAAATCTACGGCAACGTCGTTTCCGACCATGTTCCCCTCCTAATGGGTTTGTCAGCTAGTCGCCTTGGTGATGGTCCCGCCGACGAAATTGAGCGTCGTCATGGCCGCGTCACCGACGGTGCCAGCAACAGGCATGTGGCTGGACAGGTAGGTGTTAGCGAGCGTGTAGGACGGATTGTCAGCCGCGACAGCACCGCTGGTGGCCTTAATGAGCACCGTGGTGGCCGTCCCCACGAGATCGTACACCGTGGCCTCAACCTCACTGGCTGCCAGGTCTTGGAACAGCGTCACGTCGCACGTCACGTTGTCAAGGCCGCCAGTGAACAGGTGTGCGGTGTCACCCATGCTGGTGATTTCGACCTGATCGGCGTTGTAGTTCAGGGTGACGGACTGAACGTGGTCCGACAGGTCCACGCTGTTAATGGTCACGCTGGCATCGGTGAGCACGAGCTTTGCCATGTCTTATTCCTCGGTTTCCTCGGGATCGGTTTCTGTTTCGGGTTCGGGTTCCGCGACCGTTGCCGGTGCGATATGGCCGCCAGCGACCAATGCCGCAATATTACACCCGTGCAATTC